AAACAGTCGATTTGAATGACCATTTCTTCCCAAACCCTAGTTGCTCCAATATCCATTTCAAAATATGCATATGGAACAAATGATTTGTCAGAACGTCTTTCAATCTCAGTAATTGGTTCTTCCCAAGAACAGAAAGCTAATCCTTGCGGATGAAATGCAAGAACTTTTTCAACCAATGAGTCTCCACTACCCGTTGTAGGCATGTTCTCATACCTGATGAATTGAAAACCGGCAAAATAATTAGTTTGCCCTTCCACCAATGCACGAATGTTATTATAATCCGCACTTTGGATTTGTGTAGAATGCAATAATGCTTCTATCTGTGATGCAGAACACACTATAAAATAAAGTGGATTACCACCTTCATCATATTGATCTGCTTCATTTTCAGAAAGAATTCTACGAGCCTTTAACAATTTATCTATTGACAAGACTGATGCATCATCGGCAGTATTTTGAATACCACTTAATGAATCACTTCTTGTACCAAAGAAAAAGTTCTTTGCAATAAATTGTTTAGGGAAATTTGTATCATTCCAAACTATTTCTGTTGCTCCGTCCATTGCACCACCATCTGATTCATAAGCAGAACCAAAAGCGGCATCAACGATGACAGCATCCATTTTCCTAGACATAGCCATAGAAGTAGCTTCTGCATAAGGCTGAAACACATCATAGTTCATTCTACGAGTGTCAAAACCTTCTACAAAGAATCCAGCATTTTTTGGCTGGGCTGATACTCTTCTTCGTTTATGGGCTATGGCTTGTACTGGTGAATCTGCAAACCTAGCAACTTTATCTAGTGCTTCGTTAGTTCCAATTTTATCAATGAACTCGGCTACACCAGAACAGTCTGGTTTGTTTGTTACAAAGTTTCTCAACCTTGTAGTTTTTTGTTGAAGCGCATGTAGTACATCAGCAGAATACCGATGCACATAAGACGTTTCAATATCATAAAAATTAGCCATATTGTCCTTTATAGATATATAAAAATTAAACTCACTCTTAACCTAGTGATTATCCATAAAGGGTCACACAGAATAAATTAATAGGGCATAGATGCTTATCTATCTATTATCCTTTATTCGGCTTTATCCTCCACAATAGAGGTGTGATATTATCTTGCTCGTGCTTGAGATGGATAAGCTGATTTAAACAGTCTATCCATTTTTTTCATAGCACTTTTATGACCGGGGTCTTTATTATCCCGATATGCTTTAGAAAAATCTTTGTCACGATAAAGAGCATTTATCTCTTCTTGTGCTTGTTGTGGAGAAAGCTGGTTTGTGCCAAGTCCTGTCCCTACAACTAAAGATTCTTCGCCCATCATCTCGCCAATTTTAGAAAAAGCACGAATAACTTCGGGATTATTCCCCATTCCTGATTCATCCATTATTTGCGAGAGTTCTGGAGTCGCAAATTGAGCAAATGCTCTTTTTGCATAATCCATTTTTGCATCAAAGTTTTTACCCCATTCTTTTTGTAATTGAATAGATGTATCAACTTCTAGCTGTTTAATAGATTCCTGAGTTTGATTTTCTTCTGCTTCTTGAATATCACCATATAGATTTAGAAATGCATTTGCTTGATCTTGAGTAAGATTAGTATTATGAGCAAATTCTCTAAATCCATCTAATTCACCATCATCATCTCCAAAATCATAATTTTCTGGTGAACTTGGTTTTCCTAATTTTTCATATATGTGATCCCAAGTTTCTCCTTCTTGTGGAAGAGAAATTAAGTTATCAGGATTGCCACCAATCATTTTTACTGCATTAACGTAGGACTTTGCAAGTTTATCTACGGAATCAAATGTTTTTAAGCTAGGTTCATCTCGTAACCCTGCTGGCATTTGAGATGCTTGAAATTCTATCGGACTATAATCATCCGATACTGTAGAGTCACCGCTTGCCACTTGTCCTGAGTCATCAGGGGCTTGAGCTTCTTCTGACATAATTATTTTTTTAATTAAAGGTTATACTCGATTTTGCATACGAGCTTGTTCCTGCATGTCTATTCTTTTTCTTATGGCTTCCAAATCTGCACCTACTAGATTAATAATTTCTAATACTACAGTTCGTCTACCTTCCTGCCATGCAGAGGTATATGGGTCATTAGAATGAGAAGTTTGAAATACAAAATGTGCATTAGCTAACATTGCTAGTACATCTTTTCCTTCTTCTCCACTAAAAACCTCTTTAAATTGTGTTCGTTTTGCTTTTTCTTGTAACCACCGTGAAATCATTTTGTATGTTGTCCTATTGAATGAGATACATGACAATTCGTACAGTAAGGCAATTTTTTAATTCTTGGGCCAGTTGGAACTTTAGATGGTCTACCCATTGTTTCTGTAAAATATTTTTGTTCATCTGGCGAAAATGTAAAGTTATATTTTTTCATAAAGGTTTCAGTATTGCCTAATATTGCTTTTTCATTTTTATCTGGTTTAAATTGTCCCAAACCTTGATCACTTTTTCTTCTATTAATACTTTTTTTAACTAGATTTAAATTCGTTACATCGTGTGCGGCTTCCTTATAAATTTTTTTTGCATCAATATTAGTGTTTTTTAACTCTAGTTTTTTTACTTCTTCTTTTATTCTTCTATCTGGCACAAAATGGTCTATTTCAAATATCCTTGCACTTATAGGACTTTTAAAACCAGAATATCTACCTTTATAAGAACCCCCTTTTTCTAAGGATTTTAGTTTTACTAAAGGCATTGTTTTTTTAAACCAATCTGGCGTTCTATAACTTGGATACCAGCTATGTTTCCCAACTCCATGTGCGGGTTCATCTTTATATCTTATACCTTGTTCCCTTAATTTCTGACCTTTTTTGTTTAAAGCCCCAAAGTCACCATGAAATTTAAACTTCTTACTCATTATGAACCTTCTCTAAGATTATCTGCTTGAGCCGCTTTTTGGTTCATATCAGAAAGTAATTGTGCTTTTTGCATTTCTTCTTGCATTTGTTGCTGTCTTTGTTGTTCTGCCACCATTGCATCAACTTCTTCTTTTGATCTAATATTAGAAATAGGAATTTGCAATACTTCCGCAGTATTTTGTAATATCTGATGTGTATTAAAATACATTGGAATAGTTTGATCAATTTGTGCAAGAGGTAATATCATTTCTAGCATCTGGTTCATAGAACTTATTTCTCCTGATCTCATAGAAATAGAAACAGGATTTAAATATTCAATCCTAAACTGATTCTGCATTTCTTCTGGCATTTCGGGTAATAAATAGGATCGCATTAATACTTTCGCTGTTCTTCTTATTAATGGATCAAGAAATTCTGCTTCTTGTCTCGCTAAAATTGGGCCAAGTACAGGCATTCTCTGTCTCATTCTTACAGAAACTTCTGTTGCCGAGAATCGCATTACATCCCCATCTGGTGCAACAGGGCCGGGTAGTTCTAATAAATCTAAGAAATATCCTTCTCTTATTGCGGCAGTACATTTTGCACTTAATCTTTCTGCATAATCTGGTCGTGCATTAGTAGGTGCTTCAAATATCATATCTTTGCCCCCTAGACCGACTGAATAATAATTTATTGCATCGGGAGTGGTATCTAGGGGGTCTAAGAGTCCAGAATCAGGCACGAAGAGAGGCGGAGAGACGGCCTTCTGGACTGCTTTTAAATACGTTCTATCTACTTCAGTTATAAGCCTAACATCAGGCATAATCTCCCAAGTTGGCCCTCTACCATATATTTCTCTATCTGATCTTTCCCATCTAGCACAGATATAAGGCATCTCATCATATCCACCAATACCTATTATATGTTTTCGTTCTTTTAAATAATAAACTGAAACATATGGTTTTTTAAAATTAGGTAAATATTGTTGCATTGTCCATGCAGGATATACACAATGAACAACATCTAATTCTTCTAGCATTTTACTTCCTAATCCTTTTTCTACTATATCAGGAGGTAATGTAGAAGGATCAAATCTTGATACTAAATCTTTACATGTTTGTTTATAGCTTCTAAATATCGTATCAATTTCCATTTCACTTCCAGAACCCAATACACAATCCGAAAGAGGGAAATTACGATACCGAGGGCCAAAGCCGGGAACATCTTCAACAAAAATAATGCCAGTACCAAACGCCCCTGCTTCCAAATAATATTGATAAACCGCACTTTGGAAATTAGAAACTGGTCTTGACACATGATATTGGATAACTTTTGTTGCTTCTTCAAGCCATAATGTGACATTTCTAACCTTATCTAAATTAGTATTACCACTTGAGAGTTTAAACCATTCTGCTCCCATAGGAGTAAATACATTATGTATATTAGATGCAAAACGCTTTAATAGACGTAATGCTGTTCCCTCAAATGCATCTTCCATACGATCTGCACCTCTTTTATGTGTAGTCGTAAAATCCGATCTATGAGGTAATACATACTCAGCAATTTCTTGCCATTGCCTTTCCCATGTACTTCTATTGGTTTTTAACTTTTCATGGTGTCTATCAAGGATTGTTCCTAATGAACTATCTAAATTTGCCATATATTCTTTCAGTTAGATTTATTATCTATTAACTTTTGAGGCTGTTCCTTTACTCCTATGAGCTAAAGTCCCTCTTTTTGCAGTTCGTATTCCTGTCAGTCCAGTTGCTTTTGCTTCAGAAAATACACCTCCAGTTGGCCCCATTACTTCTTCTTCTCCAGCATCATCTCCATATCCACCTTTACCTGAGATTGCTTCTTTCCCTAATTGTGCTACTTTATCTCCATATCTTTTAGCAAATCCTACAGAACCTTCTACTCCTGCTTGTGCTAAATCCAGACCTCCAGTTAAGAGTGATCCACCTAACCCTAAACCAGCACCAGCAAGTCCACCTCCAACAGCCCCTACTACATTCCCAACATCACCTACTACACCTCCAGCGGCATTCAATGGATTAGTCAGTAATGTTCCTCCTAAATTTGCACTCCGTGTTGCATCTTGCATTGCTCCAGATATTTGATCAGCAATATTTAAACTCCCGACATCAAAACCTGATGGTGTTGGTGGTTTGAATGCTTTAGCTACTGATTTTAAAAACCCCATATTTTCTCCTTTATTTAAGATTATACATAAGCATAATTACTTCCATAGTAATTATAATCACTAATTGCTTTTCTAGGTCGTTTCTTTCTACCACCTATTGTAGCATATTGCAACGATTGAGTAGCATATCTTGTTGCACTCATTAAATCATCATTTATTTTTATTATTTTCCCATCTTTTCTATGATACATTCTTAATTCTTCAAACCAAAAGTTCAAGTAATTAAATACTTTAAACCTTCCTGTCTGCATTTTTTGCAACATTTCCATAATTCCGGGTTCTACTGCAATACCTCCTTCTGGATTCTCAAAATGTTTATGAATCATATTTAATCCTTGTTTCCTGTATAGTTCTGCCA